CTTATATTGAAGAATTATATAGAAGTGGTGCTGATGTTATGAATGTAGAGGGAACTCTATTAGCTGACGCTATCGTAAACAGAGCAACTAAAGGAATCGCTCAAGATGTTGTAAGATTAGCTTGGGGTGATGATACTGCTTCAGGAGTAGCTGGATATGGAAATATGGATGGTTGGATGAAATTAATGGGAGCTGATGCAACTGTATTAGCAGCTAGAACAGAATTAAGTGCGGTAGCACCAACAGCACCTACAGCAGCAGAATCTTTATCATTAATAAGAAACATGTATGATGGAGCTCCAGCAGCTTTACAACAAACACCAGCTTCTGAAAAGAAAATATTTGTAACTCCAAAAACTTACAACGCTTACTTACAAAATCTTGAAGGTACTTCTGCTGACTTAGCGATTACTAACCAAGAAGAAGGTAAATTAGTGGTTAAGTTTAGAGGTGTTGAATTAGTTCCTATGTATGAGTGGGACACTATTTTAGCAGATACAGACCCAGCTTTATTCCTAAGAGGTGGAGTAAATGGAACAGAAGGAGCTTGTTACTGTGCAGTAGACAACTTAATAATTGGTTCTGATGTAACTGACCCAGAAGGTTCTTTTAAAGTATTCTATGATGATTTAGAAGAGAAAATGTTCTTTAGAGGTTACTTCAAGTTAGGAGTACAGTTCTTGTACCCTTCACTTGTTCAGTGGGGAATATTCTACTAATAAATAAAACAATGATAGAGGGGGAGTAATCCTCCTCTACATTAATAACAAAAATAATAACAATTTAAAATAATAATAAAATGGCAATAGATAGAGGTTTAGCAATAGGTTGTACTGATTTGCAAAGAACTGGTGGTATATCAACAATATGCTTAAGAACTACTCTGACAGGTGATATCGTTACTTATGATTCTACTGCTGATACACACGCTATAACAAATATAAAGAAAGCTGGCCCTGCAGACGCAACTGACTGGCACGTTTTTGAGTTTAAAAATGAAACTCCTGTTATGAGTATCGCAGCGACAAAAGAAAATGGGTCTACTGTTTTTGAGTGTTCTTTATCATTTTACTTACCATTAATGAATAGTGGAAAGTTTGAAGCTTTACAAACGCTTCTAAACACTTGTATGATGGGTATAGTAACTGACACAAATGGTAATAACTATGTTTTGGGTATTAGTCAAAAATACAATGCAAATGAGGATGCACCATTTAGAAATCAAAAATTCCTTAATTTATCAGGGATGGAAGGTTCTACAGGAGCAGCTTTTTCAGAAGAAAATGGAATTACTTGTTCTTTGATGTCAAGACAGTTTGAGTTACCTAGATTATACACAGGTACTTTAACTATATCAGGACTAACAGCAACAACAGCATAATAAATTATAAAATTTGTAGGGAGAGTAAAATCTCCTTACATTTTTTTTATTAATATGTGCGGTTGTAATAAAAATGTTGTAGATTTACAACAATATAAAATATATACAATTATGGCAGAATATAAAGCAAAATTATCATCTGGAGTAACTTATAAAGATGGTTATAGAATACAGTGGGCAATAGCTACTCAAGAAGAGTTAGCTCATGCTTATGAAGTTATGGGTTTTACAGACTTAGTAGAAAAAATAGAAAAAACTAACACCATAAAAGAAGATGGCGAAAACAACAAGAAAAAGTCAGGTAAATCTAAAAAGAAAGAGTCCAACGACAAAGAGTAATACTTTTGAGTTTGGAGTTTTTAATTTATCTGTACCAGAACACATACAGGAGCCGCAAGATTTAAAAAAAATATTTACCGATTACATACCTTTCGGTAATGATAATTTATTTCCACAATATCTTGCAGAACTAAAAAGAAAATCATCTACACATAGGTCGGTTTTAGCACAGAAAGTTGTATTTACTTCTGGAGCTAAATTTGTCTGTAAAGAAGATAATATTAGAGAATACATCAAAGATGTAAATGCTGATGGAGAATCTTTAAGAGATGTGTTTAAGAAATTAGCAGATGATTACTACACTTTTGGAAACGCTTATTTAGAGGGTGTTTTATATGATGGTGGGGTAAATCTATATCATTTAGACGCAACTACTGTTAGAATGTCTAAAAACAAGAAAGAGGTATATATACACCCTGATTGGAATAGTTATAAATCACAAAAAGATAAAATGCAAAGAATTGCATTATATCCTAATGTAACCTCAAGTAGATTCGTGTTACAATTTAAAGATTACGAACCTACTTTTCAGTTTTATGGTTTACCTGATTATATTGCAGCTTTAGAACACATTGCTGTAGACTATGAAATAGGTAAATGGAATCATACAAAATTTAAAAATGGTTTTCAACCTTCTGCAATCGTTGAGATTAACGGAGATATGGGAGAGGAAGAAGCTAGAAAATTAGTAAGAGAAGCACAAAAGAAATTTGTTGGTGATGGTAATAACGGTAAAATTATGTTTATCGTAAAGAACGGAGATACTGCTAACGCAAATGTTCAGATACTAAAAGACGACCAAGATGGTAGTTGGATAGACCTACAACAAATAACAGACCAAAACATTATTACAGCTCACAGATGGCAACCATCATTGAGTGGTATAGTAAGTTCTGGTAAAATGAATAATACAGGAAGTGAGATTAGAATTGCTTATGATTTAGCAATGACTACAGTAGTAAAAGAAACTTCTGAGATAATATTGACAGGAATACAAAAGGTTTTATTTAAAGAAATGGGATTTGACCCATCAGATTTAAAGATACATTACGAACCACCTGTATCATACGCAAATGATGTTGATATAAAACAAGTATTGACTATTAACGAACAAAGAGCGTTGTTAGATGAAGATTTCCCTATGTTAGAAGATGGAGATATGTTTGTTGCAGATAGAGAGATAATTGTAACGGAGAGAGATGGAGATGTAACAGAAACAACGGTAGAACAAAGATAAGATGGCAGACTTAAGACAATATAGTACACTAATAACAGCTGAGGAGGTAATTAGCAGGTCTTTTACAAATGCTAATACAGACCCTTATTTAATAAGTGAAAACATAAGAGTTATAACTGAGTTAGCTCATATAAAACATATTTTAGGTAAAGATTTTTATGGAGAGTTAAAACAACAACATAATGATGGTACTCTTTCAACAGATAATACCACATTTTTTAATAACTACTTACTAGACGCTTTAGCTTGGTTTGTAAGATTTGAGGTAATCAATGAAATACAAATGAATAGTACAAGTGCTGGTGTGGTTACTAATATAGATGAGTTTAGTAATGTCGTTACACCTAACGAACTAAACGCATACAAACAAGACACATACAGAAAGGCTGAGATATTTCTAAGAGATGCTGTAGATTTTTTAAATGATGACGACCAAAATGGTAAGTACTCAACATACGAATCTAACAAACCTTGTACAGGTAATACTTGGAAAAATCACGGTATAATTATGTATGATAGTATATATGAAAATCCTAGAGTTTATAGGAGTTATGATAGTTGGAAAAACTTTTGTCCTTGTGATGATTGTTAAAATTTAGATTATGCCTTGTATAAAGTGTGAAAGTGGAAAATATAAATTTGGAGAAACTGGCAGATGTCAATACAATTCTCTACAAGAGTGTAATGAAGCTAATGAAGGTTATTACAATGAGGAAACTTATAATGATTACCCACAATCCGCTTCTAATAACGCTAAGAGAGCTATAAAGTATAAAGAAGAAAATGGTAGTTCTTGTGGAACTCAGGTGGGGTGGACAAGAGCCCGTCAAATAGCAAACAGAGAAAAACTAACGAGAAGAACGATAGCGCGCGTTGCATCATTCAAAAGACATCAACAACATAAAGATGTTCCTTATGATGAAGGTTGTGGAGGAATAATGTGGGACGCTTGGGGAGGAACAAGTATGATAGAGTGGGCTATAAAGAAGTTAGAAAGAATAGACAAAAAATCTCCTAAGAACCAAGAAGAGAAAAAGAAAAAAATAGAGATTTCTGAAAGAATGGAAAAAGCTCTTGAAAAGAAAATGAAAGAGCATAATGAAGATGTAAAAGATTTAGATGTAAAATGGAATCCAAAAGTTACAATGGCAAAACTAAGAAAGTGTTTTGTTAGAGGTGTTGGAGCTTACTACACAAATCCAGATAGTGTTAGAGAAAATGTAAAAAGTCCTGACCAATGGGCTTTGGCTCGTTGTAACAGCTTCCTTTTTGCTTTAAGAAATGGTAAATACAGAAGTGGTAAACACGATACAGATTTATTACCAGAAAAACATCCTATGAGAAACACTAAGAAAGAACAAAATAAAAAAGAAGAAAAGTTTTATAATGATGAACAACACGATTATCATTTTAACTTTACAGAAGAAATGATGAGTAAACTACATAATGATGGTGAGTTGATTGTAGAAGTAGAGGAGGGAGAAAAGAAAATGGTTATTAAGTTTACATATAAATCAGAAGAAGAACACAATAATATTATGGATTTAGCTCAAGAGTTAAAAGATATAAATAATAAATATAAAAACAAGTATGGCATCTAACGAACATAAGAATTTAAGTAATGCTAATTTACACTCGCCTTTAGATTTTAGTACGGCTTCTAACGACACTATATTAACTAAAAATAGTAGTGGTAGTTTAGAGTGGAGTGCAAAATCTAACATAAAAACTACAGTATTAAATATTAGAGGATTTGGTGAATCAGGTACATTAAACACAAATTACTTTTTCCCTGCTGATATGGCAGATACAAAATCACCTTTTGAATTTGACGAAGATTATGGTAGCGCAACAATATCATCATCTAACACAATAACAGTAGTTAAGGTTATTAGAGGAGCTTCTTATACATCTCAAAAAGCTTGTACTTTAACTCAGGTTACGGGCTGGATGGCTGGTAGTCAAACAGAAACAGTAACATTAGCTTTAGTTAAGTTTACACCAACAGCTGATAATTCTTCTTCTTTTGAGGTAGGTGCTTCTGTTAATGTTATGACTGTTTTAGATGAGATTAGTGTTTCTACATATGGTAGCAATAATAAGCTTGGTTCTATAGATGAAACAACTTTTACTGTTGCTGATGTAGCTAAGGGAGATATAATTATGCCTTTTATAAAATCAGCTGGTGGTTCAAGTAATATATACTTTAATATAACATTAGAGTTCAACTATACAAATTAAAATGAAAGAGGAAATGAAAGATAGCGCACAAGTAATACTAGCAAATGGGGGAGCGACATCACTAGCAATAACAGATTGTAATGAGATTTTGACTATGATTTCTTTGTTACTTGCAATTGCGTTTACAATATATAAATTTATAAAATTAAAAAAACAATAAAATGGCATCAACAGTAACAGCAGCGACACTTACAGTAACAATTACAGAAAATATAGTTTTGAATAGTCAGACTTATGGAAATAGTATAACTAAAAGTTACACGACACAAGGTGAGGTAGACCAAAGAATTATGAATGTAGCTACAACAGGAACTACATTATTTGTTTATGATACAGCTGATGATGGTGGAACAGGTGTAAAAAATGATTATGCATATTTTAGAATTACTAATTTAGATGACACTAACTTTGTTAGGGTTGAAGTTAGTAATGGAACTGATACTTTTTTTACAAAGGTAAAAGCTGGTGAGAGTTTTTTACTTATGGATAATGAAATGGACGCTATAGCAAGTTCTAGTACATTTGGTGCTTTTGCAGATTTAACATCTGTAAAATGTACTGCTGACACCGCTGCAGTAGACATTGAATATATAGCAGTTACAGCATAGTGGCTAAGGGTAGAATATCTTTTGTACACAGAACGAAAAATAGAAAGAAGCGTAAGGGGGTTCATTCTAAGAATGCTTCTGTGGGACAAAAAGGATATAAAAAAAAATACAGAGGACAAGGTAGAGCGTAGCAATATGAGTATAACATTAAAATATTTTGATTTATCAGAATTTGATTGTCCTTGTGAAGAGGGCTCAGGAAAATATATGGATGAAAATTTTCTGATAAAATTAGATACAGCAAGAGATATTGCTGGCGTACCGTTCAAAATTAATTCTGGATATCGTTGTCCTGAGCATAATAAAAAGGTAGGAGGTGTAAGTAATTCAAGTCATACCAATATACCTTGTAACGCAGCAGATATATCAGCAAAAGATAGTAAATCTAGGTTTGTTATAATTAATGCTTTATTACAAGCTGGATTTACAAGAATTGGCATCGGAGAAACATTCGTGCATTGTGACACAGATACAGACAAAAAAAGTCCAAATGTATGTTGGACATATTATTAACTAAAAAAAAGTAAAAATGGAAATTTTAAAAAAGATTTTTAATTCAAAAAAATTTTGGTACACAGTAGGAGCAATATTTGTACCTTTTATCGCTGTTAAATTAGGTTTAAGTGAGGCTGAGGTTGAAAAAGTGTATTACGCTATACTTACTTTAATTTTAGGTCAGGGTATTGCTGATATAAGTAAAAAGTAATATGAAGTTTAAGAATCCTATAAAAAGCTGGGTTGGTTCTGCTATAGCAAACAACGCAGTTAAACCAATTACTGAACTTGTAAAAGCGGTTTTAGAACTGTTTAAAGACAATAAAGGTAAATGGTCTAGTAAAAGAACGGTATCAGGAGTTATTGTATTAGCTGCTTCAGCTGATATTACAGCAAATGGTATAACTACAGAAAACCTAATACTTGCAGGAATAGGTGTATTACCACTTATATTTTCAACATTTGAAAAAAATCCTGTATGTATGAAGGATTGTAGTAAAAAATAGTTATCTTTGCGGTAACTACACTGGCTCTAAAGGGGGCTTTCTAAGGTTGATTAGTAGTTTTTTAAGGTGTAAAAGGGGGTCAGTGTTCGGCTCCCTTTTATTTTTTTTACTATATTTATAAAAAAACTATGAAAAAATACGGAAAAAGACTTAGATTAACACCAGAAGAAGAAGAGATGATTTACGAAAGTAGGTCAGGAACTATAACTAATGTAAACGGAAACACAGCTTTAGATATTCACCTAGAAGAAAGGGGTATAAAAAAAGAAGATGTTGTAAGTGTAAAACATTGGCAATCATCAAGTGGAGAACTTAGGTTTAGTATCGTAACAAAAGAAGATGATTTTGACAAACAAAATGTTTTAAAACAAATCAACAATTTTATAGCAGAACACGCTCCATATTACCCAAAAAGAAAAAAAGTTAAAAAAGATATTAACAGTCATTTGTTGGTTATAAACCCAGCTGATATACATATAGGTAAATACTCTAACGATAACGAAACAGGAGATGGTTATGATATAGACACGGCTGTAGAAAGGGTTATAGAAGGTATAAATGGTATATTATGGAAAACAAAATCATTCAATATAGATAAGATTTTATTCTGTTTAGGTAATGATATATTACATATAGACAATGTATATAACACTACAACAAAGGGTACAAGTCAAGATGTAGATGGTAAATGGTGGGAACATTATGAAATTGCTTTAGCTTTGTATGTAAAGTGTGTAGAGATTTTAAAAGAAGTAGCTCCTGTTGATTGTGTGCACTCTATGTCTAATCACGATTATCAAAGTGGTTTTCATTTAGCAAACTCTTTAAAAAGTTGGTTTAGAAACTGTAAAGATGTTACTGTAGACGCTTCTGTTTCAAGTAGAAAGTATTATAATTATGGTAATAGTTTAATTGGTTTAGAACACGGAGATGGAGCTAAAATGGATAAATTACCATTACTTATGGCTCAAGAACAACCAGAACTATGGGCAGAAACTAAATTTAGATATTGGTATTTACATCATCTACATCACAAAGTAAAACACAAGTGGTTAGACGCTAAAGATTATATAGGTTGTACTGTAGAGTATTTAAGGAGCCCTAGTGGTACTGATAGTTGGCATAGTAGAAAAGGATATACAGGAGTTCCAAAAGCTGTAGAAGGTTTTTTACACGAGAAAGAAAATGGTCAAGTAGCAAGAATAACACATTATTTTTAACACTTAAACAACCCTTCATTAAGAGTTTATAGTACTCTTATATATATAAAGATAAAGATAAAGATAAGGATAAATACTAAATTATATATAAAATAATTTGGCAGTTTAAAAAATTCTTCGTATCTTTGTATAAGATTTCAAACAATAAATAGTATTAACCTTAAAAAACTAAACATTATGGACACAACAAATCACGCAACTAATTGCACAAATTACAAAGATGTTATTAATTATGTTATAGACACCAATGAGTTTCATTGTTATCTCAGCGACGACAAATGCGCATTTATATATAAGTATGTTTGTGATGGAGGAGATGACATATTTGGAGATGGTATAGAGGTAGAGTTTGGTATAGATGTTGATTACATCAAACTTGTAGTAGACCTAGAAGATTGGGAGGAGGAGGACTACGAAGTATATACACAAACAATAAAGTATATTGACAAAACATTTTTTCATATTAACATAAATCATAATTATATATCTGATGTAAACTGTGAGGTAGCTGGAGATGTAAATGATTGGTGTGATAGTTACATTACAGAAGCTACATATCACAATACAACAACAGATATTAAGTATGCAAGACAGATGACAGATATAGAATTAGAACATATACGCCCTGACTTTGTTTATGAATCGGTATTAAATCAAATATATTAATTATGAGTAGAATTGAAAAAAGACTATTAGAAGAATCGTATGACGCCTATGGAGATGAAATGGAAGCGGAGATGATGGATATAGATTGGGATTTAATGGAATACGAATACAACAATTACGAACCAAAAGAGAATACTAACCAAATTAATAATAATAACATGACAAAAAAAACTATGACACAAAAATTAAATGGAGAAGCTTACAAAGTAGAAACCAGAAAAGAAGCTCTTAGAAGGCTTTACACAGACAATGCTCTAACAGAAGAAGATATATACAAAGACAAGAGAGGCTTTGTTATTATCACTAGAACAGGTATAGACAAGATTGTATCTAAACAAAACATAACTGTAGCTTATGAAGTTGTAACTATGGATATAGAAAAAGGACATGTAGTTCTAAAGGCTGTAGCAACAATCAAAGCTAAAGATGGTACAATTAGAAATATGATGTCTTTTGGAGAGGCTGCTGATAATAACCTTATGGGAGGTGGTAAAAAGTTTCCTGTAGCTATGGCAGAGAAAAGAGCTATGTCAAGAGTTGTTCTAAAGATTGCAGGATTCTATGAGCAAGGAGTGTTTGGACAAGACGAGATTGTAGACTAATGAATGAAGATTGGTTTGATGAACTAACCAATAGTAAGCCTCTATTGTGTACAAATATGCAAGTGAGCATGATAGAGAGCTTACTAAGAATAAGTCCTATAACAGAAACACAGAAAGGGTTGATATACAGAAACTTAGAAAATATGAATATATCAGAACTAGAAGCAGAAGAATTGATAATTGAACTAAGAAAAGATTGTGTAGAAACTGATGTTAGAAAACAATGGGAACAAATGTTTAATGAAAATAAACTATAATTATGAAAAACAACTATGACAACATAAGAAAAGCCAAGAATGAGTTAGAAGCTATTCTTCGTATTAGAGGTATATCTAAAAGAAGGTTTGGTAGAATAATAAATGTTAAGGGAACTACAATAGATAAATATTTATACAATCCGTTTCATTTAAAATATTATCATATGGCTAGGCTAGCAACATTCCTTAACTTAGAAGTAAAAGACATAGTAGATGTTATTGAGGTAGACATACCAGATAGACATAACATATATGTTAAGGGAGAAGAGGATTACGATATGATACAAGTTTTACCATCACAAAATAGATAATATGGAAAAAGATAAAAATAAAATTGAATTAGTATATGAATATATACAAAGAGAGTTTAAAATAAATAAAAACCAAATACATAGTAAGGTAAGAACAAGAGATATAAACGACGCAAGAAGATTATTTTGGTATGTTATGAGAAATTATTTTGAGTATAGTTTTCAAAAGATAGGAAATATTACTTTACATAATCACTCAACAATAATTGCCTCTTGTAAAAAGTTTGATATATATTCAGACGTATATCCAAAAATTACTACCATACCATACAAAGACATATGTTTTCAATTAGATTTGGTAAAGGATTCTTTGGAAGAACAGGTATTAGAATTAAAACAAAAAATGGTTGTAATTAACCAAGAATTAGATAGAATATTAACAATAAAACAATTAGAAAATGAGCGAGAAAAATTACATTGCTAGTAGTATTAAAGCACACACAACACAGTATGGAGTATTAATCAATGCAAATCTTAAATTAGAAGATTTGACAAAGATTGAAAAAAATGGTTGGGTACAAATAACAATAGCTGAAAGAAAAACTCCTTCAGAAAAAGGAGCTACACATTATGCTTTTGAAAACAAGTATGAAGCAAAACCAAAATTAAACAATAATAATGAAAATCGTTTTGTTACTTCTGACGATAGTGATGTTCCGTTTTAAAAATGAAATACTCTAGTGATTTTAGATATGATTTAAAGTTGGGACAAGTCAAGGAAAAAGAACTTGGAAAAATTTTAAACAATAAAACTATAGAGGTTAAAACAGATTTAAAAGCTGCAGAAACAGGTAGTGTGTTTGTGGAATACGAAAGTAGAGGTAAACCAAGCGGTTTATCTAAAACACAATCAGACTACTACTGTTTCGTAGTTTCTAAAGATTCTTTTATACTAATCAAAACAGACAAGTTAAAAGAAAAATGTAGAAAGTTTATTAAAACAAATTTAGACACAGTGGGGGGTGATAAGAACACATCAAAAGGAATACTACTACCTTTACTACAACTTGTAATAGATATATAAATTATATACTAAATAATTTGGCAGATACAAATATTTTTCGTATCTTTGTATAACAAATCAACAGTTCCCTAACCCTTTACTAACCCTTAAAAAATTATTATATGACAGAAAAACAATTACTTATTGATGTATTATCAGTACAAACATCATCAGGACAAGAAACAAGGATGATTAATTATATTCAAGAATTTGTAAAAATCAATGTACCACAAGCTACCTTATCAATCAAAGACAACAATATATATGTAACCAAAGGTGTTGCAGAAAACTATCCTTGTATCGTGTCACACACAGATACAGTACACGACATACACAAAGATTTCCAAGTATTCAACAATGACGACATACTATTTGCTTTCAGTAACGATAAGATGAAACAAGTAGGTGTAGGTGGTGATGACAAGGTCGGTGTGTGGATATGTCTACAAATGTTATTAGAACTAGACATAGTAAAATGTGCGTTCTTTCACTCAGAAGAGGTGGGGTGTGTAGGTAGTGGTCAAGCAGATATGTCTTGGTTCAAAGATGTTGGTTATGTATTTCAATCAGACAGAAGAGGGAATAATGATTTTGTAAACAGTATAGGAGGTAAAGATTTGTTCGGTAAAGATTTTTCAGATAAGATTGCTCCTGTATTAAAGCACCACGAATACAAAGAAACAAGTGGAGCTATGACAGATGTAGAGCAGTTGATTGACAATGGATTAGATGTTTGTGTAGCTAATATGAGTAGTGGGTACTACAATCCCCATACCGACAGTGAAACTGTAGACTATTATGACGCTCAAAATTGTCTTGATTTAATATACAATCTTATACAACATTTAGGATGTGAGAGATATACCAATACAGAATTTGGTAAGACTGATAATAATTATTGGAGAATAGGTTACAGTTCTTGGCCTAATGAATGGAATGTTAAAGATGATTGGAAAGAATCTTGGGAAGATGAGTATGGTAATGAGGTGGTATATGAAGATGGAGAGGAGTTATGTTACTATTGTGGAGACAAGGTAGTAGAGTCTATTTCAAAAGTAGACAACTATAGATACTGTAAGGGATGCAGGGCTGAGGTTTATTATGACGAATCAATATATGATGTTGATGAAAGTCCAACCCTAGACAAGGTAAATAATGTTATTGACACTCACTATTAAAAAATAAATAATTATGGCAAAGAGATTTACAGATACAGATAAATGGAAAAAAGGTTTTATAAAAAGATTACCAGCAAAATATAAATTATTATGGTTGTATATATTAGATGATTGTAACCACGCTGGAATATGGGACACTGACTTTGAAGTAGCTTCTATAAGAATAGGAAGTAAGATAAGCGAAAAAGAAGCGTCAAAAGTATTAGCGGAACAGATAAAAATATTTGATGGTGGTAATAAATGGTTTATTCCTAAGTTTATAGATTTTCAATATGGACAACTTAACGAAAATGTAAACGCTCACAAATCAGTAATTAAGTTATTAGACAAATATGATGTTTACAATATAGAAGGAATAAGTCCTGTTGATGTAGCTGGTTTTGAGGGAGAGATAAGTAAACCCGTGAAGTTTAAAAGGTTTAAGAAACCTACAATACAAGAGGTTAATGAGTATTGTATAGAGAGAAACAATAGTGTAAATCCAGAATCATTTATTGATTTCTATGAAAGTAATGGTTGGAAGGTGGGTAAGAACTCAATGAAAGATTGGAAAGCCTGTGTAAGAACTTGGGAAAAGAATACAATCAAAACTAAAACAAATAGTAAGGTAGACACACAAATAGATTCTTGGAAAAAAGCTAGAGAAATATTAAAAAACAGTTAATGAAACACAGAAGTAAGATGACACAAAGAGAACTTAATCAACTTACTGATAAAAGTTTAAACGCTTATGTTATATATGAAGATGGTTCTCGTTATTATGTTAGACCACAAAACAATAGACACTTTAAAAAAAGTGAACTGAGTTTGATAGTTGGTGATGACATAAAAATAAGTGTTGGAGAAAAAAATATGTTAGTATTAGAAGATTATAATAAAAAGATAAAAAACAAAATTGTAATTAGAAAAGACCAAATAAGATGATAAAAGATATAGACATAAAAGATTTAGAACTACATTGTGTAGACTTAGTAAGTAAAACACTTGTGGAGTTAGGACAGGTAAAAGATGAGAAACATATAGTTGTTTTATCTAAAAGTTTAGCTTATGATTTAAAAGAGGATTTTAGTAAGCTATACCTTGAAGATATACAACAAGCCTTTAGACAGGGAGTTAGGACAACAGAGGTCTTTGTATTGAATGTACAGACATATTACAAATGGATAAAATCACACAGACAACTAATTTGGAATGAAACTAGCAAAGAACCCGAACGACAAGACAAAAGATTAAAATATAGAAGCCGCAAAGGAACAGGACTGAAATCAATTACTAATATAAAACAAATAAAATGAGATTAATTGACATTAAATATAATTATGACTTTTTAAGGGGGCGTATAATAAACATACCTAATGACAGATATAACATACTAAGTGATGGAAAAAACTTAGCTATATACAAAAGGTATCTTAAGATATTTTACATAAGAGTGAGTAGAGTTTATGAGGGATTAGAGCTACAAGAAGCGATTAACGAATATAATAAACTAAATAATAAATAATATGATATCAACAGTAACATTTGTATTAGGATTTGTGTCAGGCATGTATGTTTGCACACAGTTAGAAAATAGTATTAACCAAAACATTAAAAAAAATGATTAGTTACATTGGAGGTAAAAGCCGAATGGCAAAATGGATATGTGAATACATACCACAAGACATAGAAACTTATGTAGAAGTATTTGGAGGAGCTTTCTGGGTATATGTCAAAGGAGATATACATACTAGACCAAACTTAAGTAAAGTTGTTTACAACGACAAAAACAAGTTTATGGCAAATCTATTTAAATGCTTTACAAACCCAGATGAGTTTACGCCTTATCTAAAACAGTACAAGTCACAAGACCCTTATCTTTTTGGGAGGTTTCAAAAAAGATTAAAACAAATGGTAACAGAAGAGATACACTTTCCGTTAGGAACCTATACTACAGCTGCAAAATACGCTTATTGTGCAACACAAGTTTTTAGTGGTAGTAAGATTATGGAATCAAAGTTTATAGATTTAAAAGGTAATTATAGTAGTAAGTATGACGCTATGTGTAATAGACTACAAAAACCAAGTGTTATAGAAAAGTTAAAAAACATAACTGATGTAGAAAACTTAGATTATACTGACTTAATAAACAAATACGATAGTCACAAAACATTCTTTTATGTAGACCCACCATATTGGAAAACAGAGGATTACTATTCTAATCACGACTTTGATAGTTATGACCACAACAGATTGTGTTCTCAACTAAAAACAATAAAAGGTCAGTTTGCCTTATCTTACTATGACTTTGAACAACTATCAGAATGGCTACCAAAAGACAAATACAACTGGCAGATGAAAGAGTTTAGTAAAGCTGCTGGAGCTCAGAAAGGTAAAAAACAAAATAAGGGTACAGAACTTTTAATTATGAATTACTAAGTATAACAAAATATTTTATATATTTGCATTATGGAGATATTGTTAGCGTCTATTATATTTATTATTTTCATAATAGGAGTATATGATTCTATTGTTGAATCAAATAATAAAACTAAGCAAAAAAAAATAATTAAAAATATTGATAAATTGAATGAAAGAAAAACACAATAAATATTATTACGAGTTTGATAGAAATTTGCCATACGCAAGTTCTACTCAAGACCGACATGATGAGGAAGAACCAATAGTAGAGCATGATGGAATGAGATATAATCCCATAACATTAGAAGATAAAAGAATACCTGAATACTATAAAGGTAAAGAAGGGTATGAGGCTAGAAAGGTTTGTGATAACTTTGATTTACCATACCATTTAGCTACAGCTACAACATACATCTTGAGAGCGTATCGTAAACACGACACACCTGTAGATTGTTTGAAGAAAGCAATAGCACATTTAGAATTTGAATTAGAAAAAATAAATAAATAGATATGACTTACATTTACATTTTATTAGCAATCATCATATTATGGCAGATAGGTGCTGATATGAGATACTACCAGATAAACAAAAAGATACAGATAATGCACGATACAGACAAGAATTTGTTGGAACTTGTGCAAACTTGTATGATGAAAAAAGATGAAAAGAAAGAAGAAAAACCTAAACGAAACAGCACAAAGCGGGTTGTCAAAAAAGCAAAGCGAGTACGAGCTACAAAAAAAGGTAGTGATGTATCTAAAACTAAAATATCCAAAAGTTAGATACTGCGCGAGTTTAGGAGGCATAAGAACAAGTTACACACAAGCTGTTAAAGCAAAGGCTAGTGGTTATATGAAAGGATTTCCAGATTTACAGGTCTGTTATCCTACATCTAAATATTATGGTCTTTTTTTAGAAATCAAGAAAGATAAAAAATCATACGCAACCAAAGAACAGAAAGAGTGGATAGAATATCTAAACAGTGTAGGATATTACGCTAAGGTATGTAAAGGATTAGAAGAGTGTTTAGATATAATAGATTGGTACCTAGAGGGGTAGGGGGGTACAGGGGGGGGGGATATAGTTTCCCCTTTTTTTATATATTTGTAAAGTTATGATGGAAATAATATGTGATAGTTGTAAAAAAGAGTTTGAATTAGACTCTAATAAAAACTATTTAGGACAACCATTAGACAGCAAATATAAAGAGAATATAGACCTTTTAAATGTAGATATAATAGGTTTGTGTAGCGTTTGTTATAAACAGAAGTTACACGAACTTGAGATAGAGAAAAACAAAGAAGATAAGTAAACAAATAAACAATACTAATTACAATGCCTAAAATAAAAAGAAAGGACAGGAAAGACAGAAGAGGTGGAGGATATTCCAAAAGAAAGTTTACTTACGAACAAGCAGAGAAGATTAGAGAGTTATACAACACAGGAAAATACACACAAGAATATTTAGCTGAAGTATGTGAAGTTAGTCAACCAATTATAAATCAAATACTTACATACAAAACTTACACAAAAAATTAAAAAAGTTGGTGAAACTGTCTACCGCTTATAATAAAAAATTTTTTTGATTAGTCTGGTGAAACTGTTGGAGGCTTATATATAGTGAAACTATTGAGGCTGGTGAAACTGTTGGAGGCTTTGAATAGGCGATTTTGTGTGCGATTTCTATTTAACATAATATTTTTTATATTCTATTTAACATAATATTTATTATATACCCTCTTACAAAAATTTTCTTATATTACAAAATTTTTTATACAAAAGTTATTAACATTATTATTGTTAATAAATATATATAAATTATTTTTACAAAATATACAATTTATTTAAAAATAGTTTTGTATATTTGTCCCATAATTAGAAAAGACTATTAATTTAAAGATTTATAATGATTACAATAATAGAAAATAAAAGAGGTTATAAAATAACATCTTACAAGAGAAAAAACGGAGTTATAATTTACACAATAGAAAAGAAAAATAAGCCTATAATGCAAAGCATCAATTTTGATATACTTAAAAATAAATTTGATACTTTGGTATTCTGGGCAAATAAAGCATATTAAAATAATATTAATTTAAATAAATAAAAAAATGAAAACTTTAAAAAACTTACTTAACAAATCAATCTTAAAAAATCTTAATGATTGGAAGATAACACACAAAACAAACGGACATACAATTTATTTATCATCTGCAGAAATTAAAAATTTTATGTTTGTACAAAATCATAAATTATCACAATATATTTTTAAAAATCCAGCAAGAAGAAAAGCGGAAAGAGTAGAAAATATTTTAAATTGTTTTGTTTTATCTTCTGCAATTTTTGGGATTGCTTTAGTAATCATGAACACAATACAAACATATATTTAATAATTTTAATAAAAACTAAAAAAAATGAACACATTAAACACATATAAACCGAACAAGCATTTTAAATTAATAACTTTAGAAATGATAGACAAAATAGCAGCGTTAGAAATACCAGAAAACAACAAATTTAATTTTTGCAAAATTTCATTAGCGCAGGCAATAGTAAACCCTTTAAAAGTTTCCTATATTAAACAGGATAAAATAAAAAGTTTAATGGAGCACGCAAAAGTAATATTACCACTATCACCAACAGCAGAACAAAGAAATAAATATTTTAACGCTTGTAGCCTTGAGAAATTCGCTAATCATATTTTTAACAAAGAAGGAATAACATCCGACCAATTGAAAGAGTTTAATGATATAGTAAAGAAAACAAAAGAGAGAGCAAATGCAACACTAATAAAGGATTTCAAAAGATTTACAGCTTTAGAGATTCCTGAAATATACCACATAAACAACGGCACAGACAGCAAGACATACGAAGGCTACCACATAGGACAGCATAACGACATAAACGCATCGTGCATGCAAGGAAAGCCAAAAAAATGGTTTGAGATATACACCGATATAGAAGAGAGCCAAGCGGTAGAGATGGCAACATTAATTCAAGGAAATGAGATTATAGCCCGCGCTTTAGTTTGGTTTGATGTTCCAGCTGATGAGGTCGGAAAAAATGTTATAGATTCTAAAAAAATATATATAGATAGAATTTATACAAAGACGCAAGAGCACAGAGCAGAAACACAAACAGAGATTTATTTCCAAATCTTAAAACAGTATAAAGTACAAACAGAAACAACGGAGGAAATAAGCACGCCTAGCGGAGCAATAGAAAAATTAGTTTTGCCAAATTGCTACAACGCTTGTAATATCATAGAAAAAGTAAAGGCAAGATTAAACACTACAAAAGAAATAAAATTGCATTCATATTGCAACATTGACATAGAAACGAACAGCGACTCATACGACTACTACCCTTATTTAGATTCTTTACAATACTTTAATACATACGACCAAAGGCTAACAGCAGACGAGGAACACGGAAGCGACATTTTAAAACTTGAAACCACAAACGGACAGGCTAACGCCGTAATGTGTTCATGTGACCAATGCAGCGCCGATATGGAGGAAGATGATAGTATATATATAGAAACGGAAGAAATGAGCGTATGCCAAGATTGCGCCACATATTGCGACGAGCGCGACGAATACATTCTAACAGATGAAGCAGTATACAACAGCCACAGCGGAAACTATCACTATCGTGGAGATTTAGACTATTAAAATAAATACTAACTAAATATATTAATATGATTAAACAAGAGAGCGCAGCAATCAAAACAATAGTAATTCTTATATTTTTATTCTTGTTTTGTTGTAGCTAAAATAATTTTGTAAGAAAGTAAAGAAATTTTAACAAAAACTATATT